TCTTGTCCCGCACCGTCCAGCCCGCGATCCATGCCCCATTGACCTCTTGTGGCGTTGATTGCTCAACCACCTGAGTAGACGCATCATACGCGGGCTTGGCTGCGATAGTGACGGGATAGACACCAACAGAGGCCCGATTTTCATCAGTGATAACAGCAGGGAAAGAGACGTTGCGGTTGTCGCGTTTCATATCGCGGTCAGAATATGGAAAGACCAACCCATCAGCTTTTATATATTGGGTCATGTTATCAGCCTTTCTAACTTAAAACTACGTTTGTGACTGCGTACTGATTGACGTCATTATAGTCCGTAGTAGTCACGCTTGTTGTAGTAACAGACGGGTCTGTGAATTCCGTGGCCATGATTGTGAGCCTGTTTGACCCATCAATATAAACTTGCTCAACGCGCTCATCACCTGCGGTGGTCCCGTCTGTAATTGTAAAAACAGCAGTGTTGCTGCCCGTGTAAAGTGCGGCCATACAGACTAGAACTTCCCCCGCAGAGATTGCCGTAGCGGTGTTTATAGCTGAGACAGGGGTTCCACCGTAAGACGTGATTGTGTCCAGTGACGCAGCAGTTGCGCCGGAGTAAGAGAGCATGATGCCACCCATTGGCGTTTTGGAACTGGAAACGGTAAAAGTCACTGTGGCAGGTTCTGAAGCGCCAGCAATTTTATAGAACACACCGGGGTCGGTATTCGTGTTTGTTACTGGTGAAGAACCATCCGCAAGCATTGTCCAACCTGCGGGTGTCGCCCATGTTTGACCGCCGCCGTCCCTCGTGGACACACGAACCAAAAGCAAATCACCCTCAGCGTGCGTGGGTACTGTGATGGTCACGTCAGGGGCAGAGGTGGTTGAAGTTCCTACGTCAACGAACTCTATGCCACCACCAACACCACCTGCACCTTGTATCTTATGCCACAACATCAGGAACCATCTCCAACCAGTGCGCCGTAGAGCGTGGTGCTGACCTTCCACATGGCGATTACGGTGTATCCGGTCGTTGCCAGAGTTGGTGCGGATCCTGCGTTATTGACCCACGTGATTGTAGGCCATGTGATCGTGTACGCGGTGCCATCATCAATCATCAGCGTGATTGCCTCACCCGCGACAAGGCTGTCTGTTGGCGTAGAGTTAGCTGTCAGCGTCCACGTCTGGATTGATCCATTTGCAGGCTCAAGAGCAGGAGTAGTTCCTGTCAGGGCATAGACATCCTCAATGACCGTGCCTGTGATTGTTGGGGCGGTCAGTGTCTTGTTGGTCAGGCTTTCTGTGCCTGTTATTGTTGCAAAGGACGCTGCACTGGCTATTGCTGCGGTGCCAAGCCCCAAGTTGGTTCGGGCCGTTGATGCGCTTGCCAGATCAGACAGGTTTGCCGCTGCCAGCAAATCACCGCCGCCCGCAGGCGTGGCAAAAGTAGCAGTGCCCGCGCCGTCTGTCTTGAGGAATTGCCCGGCCAGGCCGTCCGCTGCGGGGTAGGTTATGCCTGCCAACGTAGCCGCGCCTGTGGTGCCAAACGTGCCGCCAACTGTCGCATTGCCCGTAACGCCAAGGGATGCCAGCGTAGACGCCCCTGTGACGCCTAGCGTGGTGCCGATGGTCGCAGCCCCGCCGATGGTAGCGCCTGCCGTGGTTGTTACCGCGTTGAATGTCGGGCTGTCGGTCGTCTTGACCGCCTGATCGGCACCGCCAACATACCCCCACTGTGCTGCTGAAATTGTTGTTGCGCCTACGTTCTCAATCTCAGAAACCGGAACAAGCCCAGCCTCCGAGACCTTCGGCGCTGTCTGGTACACGTTGCCCGCGCCGTCCGCATAGACGCTGCAAAAGGTGTTTGCCTCAATCGCAACGGTCGTGGTGCCCGTTGTCGTGGTAATCGTCGCCGTGCTGTCGGTGTTGTTGTAGAAAATCCAGCCCTTCTGGATTTCGGGCATAGTGAGCGTAAAGCCCGCCCCTGGCGTCCCTGTCAGGATCAGCAGTGCCTTGCGGGCTTGGTCCGTATTGCCAGAACTTGCGGTGCCGTCTGTGATCGTCAGCGTGGCGCTGCCCGTGACAGGGATGGACGCAAACTGCGCGATAGCTTCGTCGAAGTGCTCCAACGCGCCGTTAAGAACCGCGCCCCATGTATTTGAGTTTTCGCCGTTCGCCTGTAGGGAAACGCCGATGGAGTTTGAATAAGTTACCATGTTATGCGCCCCTCGCTGGAATGCTCATTACGCTAGACCAGCCGCTTGAATTGCTGCGGTCGTTCAAGTTCTTGACCGCCGCCGAATATAGCTGCACCCATGTGCCTGTCCGCGCATCCTCTGCCAAGAAAGGTGTCGCGTGGATAAGTGAACCATAAAGATAAACGTCAGGCGATGCGGTCAGCAGCCAGTTTGTTGTGTTGTCGTCCGCCAGCGCCGGGATTGCCGCATAGTATTGCAGCGTTCCGGTGTAGCTGCTGTCGGGCGTTGGGTAGACCTCTACGGTGCTGCCGATAGGGGCGAAAAAGCAAGGTTGCCCGCTTGCGCTGCCGCTGTACCGCTTTTCAATCATGTCATCGGTGCTGCGGGCTGTCAGGCGTCTGCCGTTGCAGTCCAGGCGGATCGTCTGCAAGTGGTCTGCGGGCAGGGCGGTGAACCTGCTGCTGATTGTCAACTCTGCGCTTGTCACCATGTCGCGGCTGCGCACATCGCGGTTGATGTTGGCCTCTGCCATTGCGATGAAGTCGGGGATTGTGGCGGTAAGTGCGTCATGGTCCAGCCACGATGCGATGGACGCCTGCAATGCCGCGTAGTTGTTAAGTGCCATTCATTGCGTCCTCAATATCCGTTTGCGGGAAATCGTTCCCTCTGGTATACTTTTCTGATGGAACAAGCAGAAAAACACCGCGAACACATTCAGATGATTTTGGTTGAAATCTTCCAAGAAGATGATGCTGATGCCGCTCAGAAATTGATGGACATGGTCGATGCTCAAGTTGCTGAGATTATTTCAATCTGTCTTGAGAAAAAATAAACTGACTGATTTCATCAATCATTTGCTGATCAACGCGCTGCATGATTGATGGCGAGGACATCATGAACGCCCGTTGATCCGAAGCGGATGAAGCGCCAGCTCCGCGCCGTGCTTCAAAAAAATCACGCCAGACAAGCTGCCCCGGCAGGTTACCAAGCGTCCCCTCATAGTCTCCATCTATCTGGTGGCTGTAGCTTGGGTGCGGCACAAACTTGTCATCACTGACATCAGCCCTTGGCCTGCCAACGCTCAAGCCTGATGCGAACGGCGTGACATCCAAAAGTTCTGGGTCAGTTATTGCAACTCTAGTCTGCCCAATATCTGGGAAGCCCCCACTCTTGTATGCCGCTTTGTCCATTTCCTGCCAAACCTGCCAGCGGCTGCTTCCAGGCATGTTTTTCAAGGCTTCGTTTATTTTTTCCTTTGATGACTTAGACCCAGGCCACGCATCAACGCCCAATTTAGCCATTCTGTCGTCAAACACCTTCGCAGCGTCATCGCTGATGACCTTTGGGTTGTATTGGTTCATCACTGCGTCCATCATCAACGTGCTGAAGTCTCCCGACTGAGAGTTCATTGCCGTGTAGACCAGTGCAGGGTTTTCGCCAGCCTCGATTTGTCTGGTTACTGCCTTGCCTTTCGCGCTCATCGGACCCTTTTCTGACGCCCAAAGCCCTGTCTCTGGCTCTCGCATGAAGTCCCTGCCGCCCAACATCCTGACAGGGTCATCGAAAACTGTATCGTTATACCCTCTAAGTTCACCGCCAGCCCGCGTCCTGTCGCCGTATGCAGGCGTGATCAAACGCCCCTGCAAGTCCTCAATAGAAAGCGGAACCTCGTCAGTCAGTCGGACAGTATCCGCCCAAATTGGGTCAATCTCCCCAGCGGGCACAGACATTGATGTCTTGCTGGCTGGGTGCCACTGCGGCTTTTCGTACTTAGGGTCTATCCACGCAGATGGGGTGCTTTGCTCTATTCTGTCGCCCCAAGACAGCGCACCGCTTTCATCGCCCGCAAACTGCCTGCCCGCGTCCATCGCGCCTTGCGCCTTTACGTTAAAGCCCGCAAGCGTGTCGGTCACTGCCCCTGCAATGTCATCAGCAGGCGAACCTGCCAGCTTCCAGGCCGCAGCAGGCGCAAGGGCCGATGCCGTGTTAATCGCTGCCCCGATATAGTCGCCGTCCCGCGTGTCGGCCATGGCCTCGCCCATGTCGTTGACAGGGTTGAACATGTTCAGCAGGCCCGTTGCTTGCTTTACGTCAACGCCTGGACCAGCGAAATATTGGATTGCCTCAAGCAATTCATCGTTCTGCCTGTCCAGCCACTTGCGGCGACCTTGCCCCGCTTCGCTGCTGAAAAAATCCAATAGGCCCATCAGGCAATCCCTTGTAGGTTCCGGCGGGCAGGGGCTTTCCAAGTGACGTTCTTGGGGTGTTCCAGAACATCAACGGCCATGCCGCCGAATGCGTCCGCGCTGTGGCTCGACCAATCGTGGTCAGGGCCAAGGTTTGCGCCCCGCTGGGTGTCAATCTTTGCGTGATACCAACCAAGAGCATCGCGCCCGTGCTTGGTATTTTCTTCGTCAAACCAGACGCGGGGAAACACCCGCCGCGCTGCCTCAACACGTTTCATCGCAGCGCCCGCGCCGATATTCGGCATGATTTCAGTCTTGAAGCCCGCCGCGTCCAGTGCTGATTTTGGCGTGGCCTTGTGCACAATGTCGTGCTTGCGCCCATCGTGGGGCAGCATCATCACCGCGTCACTGTGGCCCTGCCTGTGCAGCCAACCGATGTGCTCGCTGAACGGCTGACCCACCGCCTCGTAGTGATCCACGACCTTGATCAGTTCACCGACGAACTGCACGATCCAGATTGCGCTGGCGTCCGATGTGCTGCTTGTGCCGCCAATGTCCCAATAGGCATAACGCCGCTGGATCGGGTCAATCGGCAGCGTTGTTATGCGTTCCTCACGCTGCGCCAACTCAAGTGCGCTGGCATAGTATGCGCCCTTGATGACGCGGATATAGTCGCCCTCCCAGATGTGCGCGTACTGGTCGGGGTTGTTCTTTTGGTCGTCCTTGCGTTCCTGTTCCAACACCTTCGGGAACCACGGGTTGTCGTTCCAGTTGGCCCGCACCACGGTTGCGTCAGTTGGCGGCGTTGGCCCGCGCAGCAGCTTGTCAACCGGATCGTCAGCCCGCCGTGGGTTCCAGCTGAACCAAAGTTCTGACCCAGGTTTGCGGATTGTCGGGCGCAGCAGTTGCAGCGACAATTCGCTGAGTGTTTGCGCTTCCTCAATCCATGCGCAATCAAAGCCCTCCAAGGATTTCACACTTTCTGCGGTGTGATCCTGCATCCCTTGGAAGATGATTGTGCCGTTGCCCGGTGTTTCAATGAACTCGTTGGTTGACCGAAAGCCTTGGGGCGCAAGGTTGTATTGCTCGATTTTATCTTCAATGAGCCGCTTGGCTGACTGCTTAAGGCTCTTTTGCACCTCACGGATGCAGACTGTGCGCCTGCCGGGGTTTGCCAAATGCGCCTTTACCACTTCGTCTGCGAAGAACTGGCTTTTGCCTGATCCGCGTCCACCGAAGGCAGCTTTGTAGCGTGACGGGCTTAGAAGCGGGCTGAAGCAGCCTGCAACGCTAACCTTTAGGGTAGACAACTTCTGACACAATCTTGTGGATGTGTTCGCCTTCGTCGCCTGGGCCGTTGACTTGCAGCGGCATCAGCTTCGGAAAGATGTTCGTCCAGAAGGCCCGCTCGTTTTCGGGGGCTTCCTTTGCCCACGCAAGCAAGCGCGTTGCACCACCCAAGCCCTGTGCGGCTTCTTCGATGATGCTCTTTGCTGTTGCAGTGGTTTTGTTTTTGGAACCTTTGGGCCTGCCTGCGCCTTTGCGCTTGGCTAAATTGTCGCCCGCTATTTTATTTACCATGTTAACCTCCGCTCAGTCCCTTTCGGGGTGCTGGCCCTGCGCTTAAAACGCAAAATGCGCCCTGCATTTCTGCTGGACGCACTAATTCAAGGACAGAAATACCAGATTTAGTGGCTGCGTGTCAAGCGCCTAATACCCCGCAACAGCATCAAGCGCCCTGTGCAGTGCAATCAGGTCGTTGGGCTTTCGGTCTGGGCCTTTCGCGCATTCGATTTCAAGGATGGCGGTTTTCACCATGCCGATGCGCTTTTCTAAATCCTCGTAGGCTTTCTTGGCTTCCACATTGCCGTCACTGTCGTCATGGCCGCTGACACCGCCCGCAAGGCAGCTTTTGAACCCGCTTAGATCAAATTCGGCAACGTAGGCATCACGCAACTGCTGGAATAGCCGTGCGGCCTGCTCCTGTGAAATGCTGATCTTGCGGGCCTCGTACAGTGCGCCGATCATGTCGCTGGCAAGGTCCACCATGGGCTGCTGGCTTTTGCCTGTTCCCTGCGGCGTGGCCCACTTGCCTTGGCGCAGGCGTTCAGCCGTGGGCCGCCCCGTGGGGGCTGTTTTGACGCTAACTTCCCCCACGGGCTGAATATGCACATTTTTGGGCATACGGAATTTGCGCTTGTTGCGTTTGCGCGCTGCTTTGCTTGTCATTTGAAGTGCCTCTCTGCTTTGGCCTCTGGGGTGCTTTCTGCCTCTCTGGCGTCCTTCCATGCCTGCAACCAATCCACGCGGGCCTGTAGCGCCTCGTTGCGCCTGTCCTGCGCGGTCATTCGCACCCAATCGCGGTGCGCAATCTCGGCTTGCGTGTCGCGGCATTTGCGCAGCGCCAGATTTTCCTCCTGCAACGCCTTGA